CGTAGGGGGCCCGGCGCTAGCACGACATATGGTTGTTGTGCAGCCAAGTGTTAGGACATGCCATGATCAAGACCCGTAGATCCGTCGACACTTACAGTGTCTATGGTAATACGGGTCCCGTGCCCATCCCCCGAGCGTCTACGGTCATTAATACTAATGACTTGATGCAGACGTTCAACCATGATCTTTCCCAGTTAGGGAAGTCTGATTGTGGGGGACCATGGTCCCTGCAGTATTTCCGCGTTAAGCGGAGTAAAACTACTGTGGCACCGTGGTTCCATCCTACTCAGCAACGTTGGTACGGTGGAGAATTTTGTTCTCCTATCGCTGCTGACTCCGCTGAGCCTTCCGTGTTTAGCCGACAGACTGAGCTTGACGCTCAGATCCTGGAAGCGCGCGGTAAGGCTCCTCAGGCTATCGCACTGTCTAATCCGGTTCATCCGGAGGTTGACCTTGCGACTGCCCTTGGGGAGTTGTATGGAGATGGGCTACCGAGCATGGCTGGCCACACTCTCTGGAAGGAGAGGACTCGCATTGCCCGCGGAGCGGGTGGCGAATACCTCAACGCCCAGTTTGGCTGGCTTCCTTTGGTTTCTGACCTTAAGAAGTTTGCCAAGACTGTTCGCGATAGTAACAACATCGTTGAACAGTTTGAGCGTGGTTCAGGTGTGAGGCAGAAGCGGGCGTTCCACTGGCCGGATGTTGAATCCAGCCTTCAAGGAAAGTCCGTGACTACCTCTATGTTCCCTGCGGATACCCAGACATGGGGCACTAGTACTCTCTCGTATTCAGAGGTCACTACTAAAAGTATGTGGTTCTCTGGTGCGTTTAAGTATTATGTCCCTAAGTCTGGCCTCGCAAGGTACACAGCGCTAGCTAACAAACTTTATGGCGCCCGGCTTACGCCGGACGTTGTTTGGAACCTAGCGCCCTGGTCCTGGGCGTTGGACTGGTTTGGGAATACTGGAGATGTTCTTGCCAATATTTCCCAGCTCGGGCCCGACGCATCGGTGATGGAATGGGGTTACATGATGACCGGGCGAAGTACTGTCCGGGACATCTGGGGTGCGATTAAAGGAACTTCGCACCCTGCCAACCCTGTCCGAGACCAGCTAATACCGGTCTCTACAACCGTCCTTTCTGGCTCTAAAGTCAGAGTAGTCGGTTCACCGTACACTTTTAGCGCTAATCTGCCGGTTCTTACACCGAGACAGATTGCAATCCTGGCTGCTTTGGGCCTTTCCAGGTCCCCAAGGTAGTCAGAACTTCCATGGCGTCGTTCACCACGGCGTCCCTCACCAAGGAGAAGATTCCACGCATGGCTTTCGCCGACCCACAGTCAGTGACCATTTCTGGCACTGCGGTTTCAATGCCGCGTGTCAGTTCGGGAGTAGACGCCGGTGGCTTCGCAGCCGCCGACGGGCTTAACAAGCTGGTGGTTTCCCACCAGTACGGTAAGCGTTCCCGTAGGCTCCTTCGCATCAACAACGCGAAGATTGCAGCCGACCCGCTTTTGGCGGGTGTCAACGTGAAGGCCGACATGTCGGTCTCCCTCGTCGTCGATGTTCCGAACACGGGTTATACCGTGGCGGATCAGAAGGCGGTCGTTGACGCTTTCCTGGCCTATCTTTCGGCCGGGACGGGTGCAAATGTCTCTCGCCTCCTAGGAGGCGAGAACTAGACTCTGACGCTGCAGTTCCATCCAGTCTACTAGAGATGGGTGGTTCTGTGGTAGGGTTGCGTGGCTTGGAAGTCACTACCTCATAATGAGGAGGGCTATGAAAAGCCTCGTACTTCTCTGGAAAGAGGTGGCAGATGAATTCGCCACCTTATGTCGTACCAGCACGGCACGCGATTATAAAACAGTCGCGCGTCGAGTCGAAAATGAGGGAGAGTCGTTTCTGACTCTCACTCTACCCGCCTTCGGGAAGCAGTTTGAACGCTGCCTGGAGAAGGGTCTTGTTGAGCACACGGATTTCGAGGGTTTCAAATCTCGAGGTCCCCTCCCATGCTTTCTGGGAGGTTTCCTTGCTCAGATATTCGACTCAGATACTGGTGAAGTTCTTGTTGACGCTTGTCCGGCGTCTGTCTTCGCCGTCCGTCAGCTAACGCTGATGTTCGGAAAGATGGAGTTGCCGTGCACGGAACCTCGTGTGCGAGCGGCTATCCGGCAATACGTTGACACAGATTGGGATGTCAAGTTGGCCAGTGACGTACTTAGCGAGGAGAGTCTTTCGGACTTTACTCGCATTGCTGGCCTTCTCTTTTCCGATGTTCTGAGCCATCTTGACGCACTTTGTGCTAATGGTGGCGAGGAGCTTCGGGGGAGGCACGGTCCCGGGGCCACGGCTGATAGGCGGACGTCCAATGGACGTTTACGCATTCGGCAATGGCCTCGTCGGCTAGAGCGTGTTTTTCCATATATGGAGCATGCTCTGCCGTCTCCTTCCTACTGGAGGGAGATGGATTGTGTTGACTTCCCCGAGCCTGGTGCGGAGCAACCCGTTCGGGTCATAACCGTACCTAAAACGCTCAAAGCGCCTCGGATCATTGCGATTGAGCCTAGCCATATGCAGTTTATGCAGCAGGCTATTCTCGAACCGCTGGTCCAAGCTCTCGAGGCAAAGGTTGTACCCGGCAATAAGCGGGCGAACCTCTGTTTCGGGATGATCGGATTCACCGACCAACTTCCGAATAGGAAGTTGGCCGAGAAGGGTTCCAGTGATGGGTCCCTTGCAACGCTCGACCTGAGCGAAGCATCTGATCGCGTTTCGACCGTGCATGTGGAGGCTTTGTTGCGGAGATTTCCTCACTTGCGTGAGGCGGTCTTCGCGACGCGGACAACGCATGCGCGGGTGCCTGGATATGGAGTGTTCCCTCTATCCAAGTTCGCGTCTATGGGCTCGGCTCTCTGTTTCCCCGTTGAGGCTATGGTGTTCCTAACCTTGGTCATGATGGGGATTGAACGAGAGCAGAACTCCCGGTTGTCACGTAAGGATGTTATGTCCCTGCGTGGCCGAGTGCGTGTCTACGGGGATGATATTGTTGTTCCCGTGGACAGTGTACGCCATGTGATCTGCGCACTCGAAGATTTTGGTTTTCGAGTGAACTCTAACAAGAGTTTCTGGACCGGAAGGTTCAGGGAATCTTGCGGAGGGGATTACTTCGACGGAGAGGATGTTACTCCTGTCCGTTTGAAGCATATGATCCCCCGATCACGTGCTGACGCTAGCGGTGTTCAAGGTCTTGTAGCGTTCCGCAACCTTCTGTACGTTCGAGGGTTGTGGCATTCTGCAGGCTACGTCGACCGTCTCGTAGGGAAAGTACTTCCCCACTACCCTGCGGTTGCGCCGACGTCACCCGTGCTAGGCCGGTGGTCGTTTTCGGGTTATGATACCGATCGCGTCCATCCGACGCTACACATCCCTTTGGTTAAGGGGTACGTAGCGAAGCCCAGAATACCCAACGATCCGTTGGATGACTGGCC